CAAGGCTCTGAAGAACCAAAACTTCTTACCCTTGCGAAATGAAGAGAGGCATCCTGCTTGCAATTCTAATTCCCTTGGATTCGATGGAATTAAAATGGTGAGCAGTAGTTTCTTTTCTTTCTGACAGGCTTTCCTACTGAGAGGTGGGGGGATCAGGGGGGTGTTTGCTTTACTCTTTGCTTTTCTTTACTGCTTGCTCAATTGATCAATAATGATAATTACTGCAAGCACACTATCTAGGGGTTGACACACTTCCTTTAATAGACATACTGCCTAAAAATATGGAATCCGTAATCAGCTTACTCCATAAGTTTGTAGGTCTTATCTCCTACCTTAATGGCTATTGTCCTTCTTGTAACAACGAATTAAACACTTGCCATTCCAATAGTTGCCATGTATGCAACGTTGCGGGTTGGATTAAACCAAACAACGTCTGGCAACGCTTCAGCAAAACAACCACACAGAAAAAATGCTAATCAAATCCATCATTCAATTTCTTTCAAATCCATTCCCCAAGGAAGAAGAAGAGCCAATTGAGCCAATTATGACACCCAATCAAGATGCTTTTGATATTTGGTCAAAGGCTGGATCGGCTGGAATGAACAAGTATCTTACAGGAAGCCTAGAACACAAAACACAATTTTGGACTGCTGGTGCAGGATGGTATGCAAAAAATTTACACGATGAACAACTTGATTTGATCAGTTATCTTCATCATCTTACTGAACGCATCAAGCTCTGCCAACTTCTATCAAAAATGATGGAAGATGAGGAAGTTTCATTGCGTGATGCCGCAAAGCTTTTAAATAACTTGGTTTCTGATGCTCCACCGCAAAAGTTACCCAAAACTTTTAATGACTAAAAAACAACCTGTTGGGGCAGTTATTGTCTCCGATCTTCATTGCGGTTCTTCCGTTGGTTTGTGGCCTGATAACCATATTACTTCTACAGGAAACAAAATAGGTCTTGGGAATAACCTACATCAACAATGGCTTTGGCAATGCTGGAACGACATCCAGAAGAAAGCAAAAGATCACTTTAAAGACGAACCATTTGCCCTGATTGTAAATGGGGATTGTATTGAAGGAAGGCATCATGGAACAACAGAAATAGTTGTAGCCTTGAACTTTGATCATGCCCTTGCCGCTATAGAATGCCTAAAGCCTCTAGCAAAGATGGCATCTGTTACCTACATGACGGCTGGTACAGAATGCCACGTTGGAGATTGGGAAAAAATGATTTGCAAGGAAATTGGCGGTAAATGGCTAGGAGATAAAGGGATTGTTGAAATGAATGGTACTCTCATGGACATTGCCCACCATATGCCGACGAGTGCTAGGGCATACCTTGAGGCTGGAGCCATGTCTATAACAATGGGTAACGCTCGACAAAACTACTCTCGTGTTGGTCATAGGGTTCCAAAGATATATCTAAGAGGCCATAGACACGTTGGAGGAATTTTCAATGACGGATCAGGAATATTTATGGTAACTCCTGCTTGGCAACTTTTGACTAAATATGGTCATAAGGTAGTAGGAGATTCCATATGCCGACCCGGATTTGGAATTATAGATTGGCGTGGATGCGCCAAAGGAGAGTTACCAGCAACCAAACTAACCGTATATGAGCCGAAAGAAAATAAACCCATCTGAATCTGAACTACGCGAATCTGCTTACGACTGGATTAATAAAACAGAAAATTACTCCGAAGAAGATGTTCCCGAAGGTTGGCTTACTTGCCAGCAAATCCGTGAAATGAAGAACATGACTACAGGGCAAGCAGAAACATTGATTAGAAGGATGATCAATAATGGGGAATGGAAAAAGAAAACATTCAGAATTAAAATTGGCGGAGCGGGAGTAAAATCAGTATTGCACTATACAGGCAAATGAAAAAATCATCCGAGTTCTATCTTGATGTAGAAATCTGGAGATCAGGATGTTGGATTGTATGGAACGTAAATAGAAAACAAGCAGAGGATTGGTTGAACAACAAATTCAAACCAAATGAACCTTTTGAGGTTCCAACACTTGATACAGCCCAAGCAGTAACTTTAAAATATAGCCCATTTTTTATATTTCTTACTGAATGGAAATTTGATCCTGAGAACATAGCAGTTCTAACACATGAATGTGTTCATGTTGCCAACCACATACTTGAAAGATGTGGAGTTGAGGAAAAGGATTCCTGTGACGAGGCATTGGCATACCTAGTCGGCTACCTTGTAGAGAGCTTTCTAAAAGCCCTTACAAAGAAAATTTAAGCAAAGGTAAGAAACCCGCTTTGATGATGCGCAATAAGTTGAAGAATTGCTTTTCCCTCATCGGTAGCAACATGACCCGTACCTTGGCACTTCCAGCAAGGCTCTCCTTGACCTTCATCGTACCAATCGGTTCCTGTACCACCACACTCATTACACGCCTTCTCAAGCGAGTTATTATAGAATAAGTTATTCATACAATCCCTCCATTGACTGATTTTTTTATTTCTGTCAATCCTTTTTTACAAAATAAATGAAACAAAAAGATTTACTAGATCAAGCCAAGGAACTTGCTAGTCTTGGTCAGGACTATGGAAGTATTGTTGGAAAACTTGAAGCCGAGAATAAATTGCGACTCAAACACTACGTCCTCAACCTTCCCGAAGACCTTGCTTCCCAAACCATCTACGGCAGAGTTGCATGGGCAAGCAGAGAGAATATTCCTAAAGGTAGAGGCAGACCACGCAAATCATAATTTTTAATACGGTGTAGCTCAATTGGTAGAGCAGCAGAATTTGGATCTGCTGGTTGTAGGTTCGATTCCTACCGCCGTAGCCACTCAATCCAGCATAGCTCAACGGTAGAGCGTTCGCCTGTTAAGCGAATGGTTGTAGGTTCAAATCCTACTGCTGGAGCCATTAGATTTCCCCAAAACTCCTTGTTAATAAGAACATTCAAAGTTTTGCAAAATCAATTCACGGCATATAGGGCCACTCTTCACCAACTGTCACCAAGCAAGTTCCAGCAACACTTGTATTAATATCAGCAGTTTGAGCATTAAATGAAAAAGAACCATAAATACCAAGGTCAATAGTTATTGCACAATAAGGAATGTATAATGCTGGTAGCGGAGCAGAGCCAGTAACATATTGACCAACAAATGTACCGCTGGTTCCAATCAATGTGCAATTCATTGTAAATTTAGGATAATACAAGCCATTGTAAAAATAGGCTTCATAATAAATTAAAATATTTACATTTTTCCCAGTAATTTCTGAACCGCCATTTATAGCAGATATTGCACTTGCATCATCCGACTGAAAGCTATTTCCATAACTGCAAACTAAATCAGTTTCCACTATTGGCACAAAACCCTGTGAAGCATTAAACGCCAAATCACCATTAAATGATCCGCTTGCTGGAGTTGGATATACATCCCCTCCCCAAATTCCAGATGCAGAATAATTAACACTAAATAATCGTATTTTCCAAAACCAATAACAAATACCTTCAAGTGTTAGTCCTATTGGATATTGAGTATTTGCTCCTACTAAAGATCCATTAGTAATTACTGTGGGGCAAAAAGGAAGGGAACCGATAAAATTCACCTTTGCCATAAATTAATAAGGATCTGTTCCCAATACTTGCATCTTCATTGGAGTCCCATCAATGCATACATCAATTTCAATCCATTTTGCGCCATTGTCAATAAGTTGGCCGCTACTATTAGAACCAAGAGAAACTACATTTGGTGGAGCAACACTTATAAGCGTTGAAGAAGATATTGAAGAACATAAAACCAATTGACCAGAAGAATTAGTCCCAACCAAATACTGAACACTAGAACCATCCACTTGCTGAATATTCGGCAAACCAATAGGAGCCTGTGCTGACCCATCCCCCCATGTAGTCACGCCACCATTATATAAAACCAAACTAGGATTCAAAGGAGGGTTCAACCTAGCGATACAACTGCCATTATGATAAACCAACGGCCCTACCCCCTGACTCACAGGTGGAATAACACTAATAGGCACTAAAGGAGGGCATGACATAATTTACAAACCCTACCAAATTTTTTTTTCTTGTCTAGGAAAATAGACTCTATACCCCATCGCCCTTCTCAATCCCAAAGGTAGCATTCTGCCACATTCTTATCTGACTACTATTAAAATGCTTTATAGACCCATCTTTGCTCAAGCAAACAGTCCATAAATCATTCTCAAACATCCCGCTACTCTCAACATAGATAGCATACCCGTCACCCATAGGCGTTACCACAGGCATTGGATTCCTAAACTCGTGGATCACTTCAAGAATGTCAGCTTATACAATGTAGAATCAATCAACTCCGCAATACCATCCACTAAGTTCTGAATCTCACTAGCACCACCAAGAACCCCCCTGTTCTCCTCCAGAACCATCTTGACGTACATCACAAATACCATTGAGTCATCTTGATCAGCAACCTCTACAGTTTGATCAGGATACTCAACAAGCTCTCCATTCTTTCCCTGCCATACCTCAATAACCCCATCAACCAAGTCGGGCATTCCTTTATAGAATCCCTCCAGAGCTTTATGCTCAGAATAACTCCTGCTCCTCAAGTGAAGCACATGAGCAATCGTAGCCGAATTGAGTAAAGTAATAAGTAGTTCTCCTGCGTTCATATCCAAGCAACCTATCCTTTCGAACCAACCATTGTAAAGAACTTTCTTATACAACCTATTCTACAAGGATCTTTCAATAAGGGAACTTCCCAAATACTGATATTTTTTTACTCGCTCTAGACGGATATAATCATTTCGGCGGCGGGCATGGTGGGGGGGGGCACCACCCGAAAGAGATCCCTTAGAGGTGGTAAAAGGATGCTTGCCCTTGGCCTCTGGCCTCGTGCGCGATCTCATCCTACTTGGATCATCCTACTAGCTCGGCATCAATCACGCTTGACGCATCGGGTAATCGAACAGGCGACACGGAATCCTTAATCTCTTGAACCGCCTTGGTCTTACCTAGTGAAACAATGAGCAAGAATGGATTGCTCGCCTGCGGAGTACGATCAGCGAAGTTATCGCCTGCCATCTTGTTATCTAATTCCAACGCTCGCAACTTATCCACGACCTTAATCTTACGCCTCACGCTACCCTCCGCACTCACTTCCTCACTCACCTCTTGCGCTAGGTCGCTTGACGCTCCTACCGCATCAACGCTTGTTCTGACTGCCCTAGCAAGGAAAGCTCTCTTCTCTGAAAATGAGAGAACATCTTGCTTGAAACTCTTCTCTTTCAATCTCTGTACATATGCTTTCACTCTGTCCTGTCGAAGTAACTTGCAACCATATGAACTCAAGTCCTCAATTTTACCAGATGCGGTAGAGTAACCCGCTCTTCTAACAGATTCAGCGATACTCAATCCCTTGGTGACGTAATTGTCGACAAACTTCTTTTGTCTCGTGTTTAATGGCTTGCTCATGTAGTGGAGCTTTTTACCTAGTGAAACCTACCTTGTCAACTTGTGACTTCCCTACCTCGTCGAGTCTTCAACTAAAAGCCAATAAGATAGTCAGTAGCTTCTGAAGCTGATTCTACTGAAAGCACCCCCAAAAAGTCAAGGATATAGTTTAGTTAA